GAGGTATCAAAAACGACCCAAATGCGACTGACGCAGAGTTATTGTCAATGTATCCTGAATTCAATAGTGAAGAAGGCTTACAAGACGCGTTTAGGTATATCAATAACAAGAAACTCGGTAAATCAGAAGACGAACTTACTGGGATGTTTGGCGATGCTTTCCCAATGTTAAAAAAAAAAGTTTCCTCGGATTCTGGAAAGCCTATTACCACGCAAAATACTGGGGAAGAAAAGTCTTCGGAATCAAAATCTACATCACAATCGACTGGTAGCGCAGAACCGAACTGGGCAACTGACTTAAGTCAAGTAAAAAAACCAGACGTAAGACCTGACGGCACAAAGAAAGGCATGGGCTTTTTGGGTCCATTACCTATCAAGGATGGAAGGATAGCTACCGAAATGAGTATAGGTGTAGAGATTGACGGAAAAGAGACGTTAATCCCTACACTAATTCCTACCCTAACCAAAGAAGAAAAGGACTGGATTTTGGCAGGTGGAGACCCAAGCCAAAAAGGCGACCCAATAGCAGATGCCATAGCAGGCAAGGCAGTCGACCACGCCAAAGACAGAATTTCTAAAGGCCAAAGCCCATTTGCGGGAATCAAAACTAAAGAATGGTCAACTGAACCAGTACAAAACCCCTTTGCCATACCAAGAAATCCCACCAGCGAAGAGTCTAAGAGGCTTATCGAAATGGGAGCGCAAACAAGTAAGGACAGAGAATTATATCCTGACTCAAACGATATTGATGCTATTTTAGGCAACCCCAACATAAGCACTACAACAGCCGACTTCAAGCAATTTATTAACATAGCAGACAGAAGCAACCCAGCAAAAAGATTTGGAAATGAAAGATACACTAGCGAGGAAATGGCAGGCAAGGTCAAGAGGTCTGATGCTAGCATTGCTTATTTCATGGAACTTGAAAAAAAGCGAGAAAAACAAATTGAAGGACTTTCTGAAAAGTATCAAAAATTCGCTTCCGCTAAAAAAGCAGAAGTAGAAACCTCAGTCGAGAATTACAAAAACAAAATCAACGCAGCCTACAAAGACAAGGTTCAGCAATTTGTCGCATCATTGCCAAAGCCTAAAACCCAAGAAGAGGCCGTAGAATTGCAAAAGCAAGCAGAGGTCTTCAACAAAAAGATTTTCGACGAATCAAGCGCACTGATAACTGATTTCGCAGGCAAAAAGAATGAAGAGTTAAAATCCTACGTAGAAACAAATTTAGCCTCAGAAATGAGCAAAGAAGCCCAAAAAGGTGGTATCTACTACAGCGATGAAGACAAAAGAAGGGTAGCAAACATATTTTCCTCACAAAAATTTCAAGACCTACCTTTCGTAGACCAAAAAGCATTGGTAGGTGGCGTATGGTATCGTGAAAGATTAAGACTATTAAAGCAAGGTAAAACCCCAGCCGAAATAGCAGACGCAAAGGATTACTTTTATCACACAGCTTTAGGCAATGCAATTTCAAGACAACAAGATAATCGTCCAACTTATTTAAAGCCGGGCGTAAGCGATTCAGGTCCTAATTACGGTTCTGGTAGGTTATCTTCCTTTGCTATACGCTCATGGGCTGAGGATATGTCAGCAGACCTAGACAAGAGAATTGCTGAACAAAAGAAACTTTTACCTTCTGAAAACTTAGGCTTAGACCAACAGCAGTACGTTGAAGAAATGAAAGACCTTCAAAGTTTATTGCAAGCCAAAAAGAATATCGACCAAGTAAAGTCTATGCCAGACAACGACCTAGGTAGTTGGGCAAGCGGACTTTCTGATGCAAATAAAATACCATTAGCCTCAGCCGTAGTAGGGTTAAGCGAAGCCGTTAAATTAGGCCAAGTAGCCAGCAAAACCACAAGAACAGCCGCAGACGATTTGCTACTCATGTCCAAGGGCATGATAGATGATTTAGAAGCAAACGCCAATCCAAGTATGGCCTATAGAATAGGCAAGCAAACAGGCGAAATGTTGCCATACATAGGCGAATTCATACTAACTGGAGGAGCGTTTACAGCAAGTAAGGCCGCTACGCAAAAGGTGCTTACCGAAACCTTAACCAAAAAGTTTGGGACCTGGGCTACAAAATCTGTCGTACAAAGGTCGTTGGTTAGACCAATGGGCACACTCGTAGGAGCTTTGGCGCAAACAGCAGTAAATCCTCAAATGTATATCAAAAATACAGTTGAGAGAATGAACCCTATATTCGAATTCTCTATGAGCGAAGACGCTCAATCAGTACTTGGAAAGGTAGATGCATCCACCAAAATAGATGCCCAAGGCTACTCAATAGGCAAAAACGAAGACGCATTTACAGCAGCCATGAGAGGCTTTGGAATGGCTTATTCAGAAATGTTTACAGAACGACTAGGGGAGTCTCTTTTAAGTCCTGCACTAAAAGCCGTTTCCAAATCCATTACACCTGAATTCGCTAAAAGAATGACGTTGGCTACGTGGTTAACTAAACGTGGATTAACCCCTGAGCAAGGCGTTTCTGAAATTCTGTTAAAGCAAATGGGTTGGGACGGCATTATCAGTGAAATGGGAGAAGAGTTAATCAACATTCCTTTAACCAATATCATCACAGATAGACCACTTGCAGAAGGCGCAAGCGGAGAAGAATTAAAAGTATTAGCAGGTAGCGTAGTTAGTATGGCTATGCTTACTGGTGGAATATCTTTGGTAGGAAAAATGGCAGCCAGCCCAGTTGAATTAAAATACAGAGACAACAATGGTGAAGAAAAATCTATCCAATTAAACAGAAACTTGGCCAAGGCAATTCAATACATGGCATCCAGAACCGCACCTACCGAAAAAGGCGCAGTTTCCTTGGATTATTTTGATATTCAAGAATTCAAAGACAAGGTTTTTGGCAATGTAAAAATGAATAAGGAAGATAGGGAAGTTGTTTTGGGATTGATAAATGCAATTCAAGATCGTTTAAGCCCACAACAAAAACCAGGACTCCAAACCACATCAAAACCAGACCAAGGTTTTCAAGACGCAGTTTACGCAGAAGAAGAACCAGTTTCAGACATGCTTTTATTGGGACCAATCGACCAAGAAGAAGCAGACGTTTACGAGGTGCAAGCAGAAAACGTACCTGAACCAAACATAAGGCAAGAAGCCTTGGATTTAGAGGTTCAGTTAGCAGACCAAAGCCTATCCGATATCGAACGCGCATCACTAGAGCAAAGAAAAGCAGAGCTTGGCAAAATCCTTCAAGAAAACGCCAAACAAGCCATGAATGCTGCTGGCTCAGACGAAGAGAAAATCAAAAACGAATGGACTCCTAAAAAGAATGACTTGGCTGTTACCTTAATGAAGCAGTACAACTCAATGACTCCTGCGAAAAGAAACTCTAAAAAAGGGGTTCAGCTAATGAATAGGATTTCCTCATTTGCAGGCAATTTTGGCTTAGATATTTCAGAGGATAAGGATGGCAAGATTCAGATTTCAAAAGACGGTTCAAAATTAAAAGCAACTCCTATTAAGTCCGACATCGAAACCCCAGACCAATACGATATTGATTATGCTAAATCAATGCTTGAAAGGGGTGTTGTACTTCCTGATGTAGATTTTGGAATTACTCCTGCAGAAGCAGAAAAAGGCATGCAAGACATACTGAAAGGCAATATGACCAACCCAGCCAAAGTAGTTGTAGCAGGACTCAAAAAATCACGCGAATTCGGCGGATACGATGTTATTGAGAGGGATGAAAACAATAGGGCTACTGGCAACAAATACTTCGTTAGCTTTGAAGATATTGAGGCCGAACTAAACGAACCTATTCTCGTAGAACCAGACCAAGAAGAAAAATTAGCCGCAGAATTCGATACCAGAATGTCTGAACTAACAGACGAACAATTAGAACAAATTTACTTATTATCAATAGATGAAGAACAACAAACAACAGACAACGAAGGAGAAGCTCCAGTCGTTGCCACCAAAGAAAAAAGCACAACTACTACTGGCGATGAAAAAGGCGGAGGCGAAGGCAAAGGGCAAGAAGTAGAAAGCAACAAAGAGGGTTGGACTGAACTCGAAAAAGACGTTTGGGATAATGTTATTTCCAAAGGGAGAGGTTTGGTTGTAGCCAACAAGAAAGACCTAAAAGATTACGAAAATTTAATTAAATCTGAATTGGTTTATGCAGACTCTTTTGGCGCTGGCAAGTCTGTTACATTAAAATTAACCGAAAAAGGTCAAAAACAACTTTCTGGAGCAGAAAAAAAGCTACCAAAAGGCTTCGCATCAAAAGAAGTATCCAAAGAAGAGTTTAATGACAAGCTTTTAGACTTAGCAACTCTCGACCTAGAAGACGACCAAGTAAGATACCCGAACTTAGAAGGTAAGGAGTTGAATAGTATTGGAGGCGGAAAGAACTACGATTTAATGATTTTGGATAGGTCGGGATTACCTGAAAGCGGTCCCTTCGAAATTTCCATACAAGATAATAGCGGAGAGCCAATAGGTTTTATCAGAGGCACTAAATCTGACGACATTATTTCCTTTAACCTTATTCACATCCAAGAAGAAAGCAGAGGCAAGGGGATAGGCACAGAAATTTACACTGATTTCTTAAGCCAAGGCTATACCATAAAAAGCGACAAAGAAATAACTGATTCTACTTACAGTATCTACGACAACCTTCAAAGAGAAGGTTATACCAGACTATCTTTCGAGGACGGTTCTGTTGGATTGAAGCTTAAGGAACAAACCCCAGAGGTTAAGGAACAGCCAAAAGAAGAACTTAAACCATTACCTAAGTCAAATAAAGAGATATCTGAAATTGTAGCAAAAATGGCTAACAACGCGCAGAACAATCTCGAAAATGTTTTAGCTAATTGGGATGATATTGAATTGGTTTTCGATGGTTCAGTTATTAAATTTAAAGGCCAAGTAGGCAGGGATAATAGGTTTTCTAGTGGTTCTGAGGGAGGTAAATACACTTCATCTAAAAAAGAATTTTTAAATTGGCTGTTTTCAGACAAGCCTTTCAATAGCGATGAATTTGGCCAAAACCAAGAATGGATTGACTCTATCAATAACCTAAGAAGTATAGCAGGACCATACAAGTCAAGTGCGGAAGAACCTGCTAAGGAACAAAAAGAAGAAATTAAGGAACAGATTGAGGTTAAAAAATTTGGATACGGAGACGGTGGAACTAAAGGCGTTTTTGTAGACAATAAAGGCAACCTATACAAGTCTACTCAGCCTCAATCTATACAGCAAACCGAAAAAGGGTTTGAAAGAAAGCCAATAGAAGGGAAAACTACTGACGAATACGAAATATTATTAGAACTGCAAGGCAATCCCAATATTCCAAAGGTGGGTAAATTAGTGGAAACGTCAGAGGGACCTGCTTTTGAAATTGAAAAGCTAGATGAAATACAAAAATATACTCCAGAAGAATATCAAGAAATATCCAGCATACTTGACGATTTGAATAATAAAGGCTATCATGTAGGAGACAAAGTTTCCGTAATGAGAAGGCCAAAAACAAACGAACTTGTTGTTATTGATTTTTCTAGTGGATACAAAGGAGATAGGATGTCGAGAGACTCAAAAAACTATATGATGGGTATTGAGTCTAAAATGAGTAAAAGCGACTTAGCTATAGTTAGGTATAACAATGCAATAAACTATGCTGTAGATTATTTTAAAAAATACGGTAAAATCAGCCAGTTTAACGAACCTAAGATAAAAGGTTTTAGATATAAAATGAAGATGCGACCATTTGGGATAGGCACATACCCTAAAGATGGTTTCGTTAAAATGGTTTCCGAGGGAAATAAAAAAACTGACGGATATCATGCTATCATAGAATATTCAAAACCTTTGTCTGAAAAAGATATAGAATCCTTCGAGTTAGAATATGAGGGTCAAAATGGAAGTGTGTACGATTTAACTGACGAAGTAAACAAGCTAATAAAACAAGAAGAAGCAAAACCGATTAAAGAGCAAATAGAAAGTTTCGGAGTTGCTCCTGACATGGTTGTTCCGGTAGAAACATTGCTTGACAAAATGTTTCAAAACCAAAAAGAAGCAGGACTTACAACAGCAAACACGCTTGAAGAATGGTTAAGCATTGGTAGAGGCGAAGAAAAACCTTTCTCATTAAAGATAGACGGCAAGGACGTAGAGGTTAAATCTATTTTACCAGAAGTGGTTAATGGATTTTATTCAAATACCGAAAAAGCCTTATCTGAGGTAAAGCAAGATACAATGACTGGCGCTAAATGGGCTGCACAATTGCTTTCTCGTGGCGCAAACAAGGAAGAAATGACTTGGACTGGTTTGGACTCATTTTTAAAAGAAAACGCTGCGAAAGCTATCTCAAAATCGGATATTGAGCAATACCTAAAAGATAATAGGATTGAGATTGTTCAAGTAGTAAAAAGCGACGACTTATCGCCTGTTGAATTAAATTGGGCTAAAAAAGATTTTAACGAAAATGATTACGATGCAACTATTAGTAGTAATGAAAAAATAGAATACGTATTAGAAGACGAAGAAGTTGGTTATGAAATCATAAAAACAGATGAATCTTTTTACGTAAAAGACAATAGAGGGGAGAACGTTTTTAAAGACGGAGTTTATTACAATGAAATACTTACATTAGAAGAAGCTAAAAATGTAGCTGGACTTCATTTAGCTGAAAGCAATAAAAAATCAACTGATAACACTAAATTCTCCCAGTACCAATTAGAAGGCGAGAAAGAAAACTACAAGGAAATACTTGTTTTATCTCCTTACGACTCTAACTATGGGGCCAAGGCTGTTTCTGCTTACAACGAATACAATCAAGAGTTAAATAAAAAGTATGGCGATGGTTTTATGGACAAACTAAGCGATACCGAAAGCAAGAAACTATTAGATTTAAGCAAAAGAACAGTAACCAAAAACCCTAGCGCGTCTTTCAAATCCACCCACTTTGACGAACCAAACATACTTGTTCACCTTCGTATGAATACTCGTATAGATTCGGAAGGCAATAAAGTTTTATTCCTAGAGGAAGTACAAAGCGATTGGGGGCAAGAAGGCAAGAGAAAGGAATTCAAACCTACTTTTATCCTTAAAAACGAAAAGGATGTTTTTAATATTTACTCTTCTGTAAATAAAATGAGTGAACCAGCTTTTTCTTTCGATACAAAGG